CCTACAAGACCCATTGTGGGTCGTGTAACCATTCCTCCAGAAGCAAACGGCCTGATACCATTCGCTAAATAATTACCTTCCGCACTTCCTATACCTTTTCCAAAGAAACCCCCAAGATTTAAACCTCCCATCATATTTGAAATACCTGTTCTAAGAAGTAAGCTTCCGAATTGCCGCAGCATTTGACTAAAGGATTCACTTAACGATTTTGTCCCAGTAATCAAACCTTCAATAGCACTTGACATACCTTCAGCTAAAACACTTTTTATCTGTTTTGCCAAAGCAAGCTGTCTCTTATATGCGTCTATTTGTTTATCTTGAGCACTTAAACCTTTCAATGCTGCATCTAAACTATCCTTATCTACATTATTAATATCAATATTGAGAGCTTTTAACTTATTTTTTAAATCAACTCTCATTTTTTCTATATTACCAAGCTCTTTACCCCCATTTATTGTTTTTTCTAAAATAGCTAATTCGTCTATACGTTTATCTTTTTCTTTTCCAAGAAATTGATCTGCAAGCATACCTGTTCTGTCTCCTACAACATCCATTGTTATAGTTTGGTCTTTTTCATTTCCTTTTATTCCTAGTGCTCCCGTTATTCCTCCAATTATTCCTGTGACTTTATCTAACGGTCCAAAACCAGCTAAGTTCTTTGCTAATTCTGCAAAGAATTTTGTTATTTTATTCAATTTTTCTTGATCTAAAGAATTGGCAAAATCTAAAAAGTTATTTGTAAATTGAATAAAACCACTGTCATTAACCACAGTTGCAACGGCGACACCTAGCTTAGTCATTAGCACAGAGAACTCATTTCCAACACCTCGCATATTTTCACCAAATGTTTTTAAAGCCTCTGTACCAGCAACCCCTATTTTTTGATTTAGCAACCTTGTTGCTTCAGCTAGTGCAGCTTGCTTACCAGATAAAGCCTCTATAGCTTTCAGTCTTGCTTCTTCCGCAGTTCCAGCAATTCCTACAGCCTTAGTAAGCAAGCCTATATCAGCAGTAAGAGGATTTAATGCTTTCCCTAAATTGGCTGCTCCTGTAACTAAAGCATCTACAGCAGCACCAATATTTGTACCGACTAGGGATAGAGCAAAACCAAACTGACCTCCCATCATTCCGCCACCAAAGCCACCTAAAGCACCACCAGCAGCCGCACCTGGACCTTGACCGAATAAAAGAGGGAACGCACCACCAATAAGGGCATTAGCAGAAGCACCTTGCATTTGCTGTTGTTGCCTTCTACCTCTAGTTACTCTTAACTGTCTATCTAATCTTGTTTGCCTCTTCTTTTCCTGCAAAAAAGATTCTTGAAAAGCAGCAGATACTTGCGGCCCCTGCATGATCGGAGAACTCGGAGCACCGAATCGCTCTGCATTAATACTGAAGTCTCTAAATCCAGAGCCTACTTTTCTCTGTTGTCTAAGTTTTAATATAATTTTTCCCCTAGCTACTTCTTCATTCAGCATCTTTAAGTTCTTAGCCCTAAAATTTAGCTGCTTATTTATCTGATCTGTTTTCCTAAGCTCCATCTTTTCTAACGCTTTTTGTAGCGTTAATTCATCCTTTTGAGCTTGAATACTTCTCTGTATTCTTTCGTTTACAGGAGCACTTTGACCTCCAAGAATATTAGATGCCGCACCTGGACCTATTGGGCCTCCATATTGTGTTCTTTCTCTTATTCCTGCTCTAGCAAGACCAGAAACTCTATCTCCTTCTTTTATCTTTGCAACAAGCTGTGCTCTTTCCCTTAATCCCTTATTTAACTCTTTATTAGCATCAATATACCTTCTTGCTGCAAAAGTAGCATCATCCGTTCCCAGAGCAACTTCATTAAAGTTTTTTGCAGCTAAACCAACTATAGAATTTAGATTACTTACACTTCGTACAACACCTGACGCATTTTTAGAAAAAGCTTGGATTCTAGCGTTAGCAGCATCTATAGCTTTTGCTGTATCGTGTACTCTGTCTCTTAAACGGGCTAAATCATTAGCACCCTTTACAGCAATATTTATATCGGCTTTATAGGCCACGATGTTTTAACCCAAGCACTACGCAACAGTCTAGCGGAGTCTCTT